AAAAAGGACATTTCTTTTGATTAATTTTAGTTCATATCTGAAGGAAGACAAGGCAGGCAAGAACCTTCACTTGGAACACATCGAAGATGAGATTCTCAACTTTGGTGTTGAAGGTGGACGTGCCGCAATTAACTTTGTTCGTTCTTTGAGAGACATGTTAGCTGGTGCCTCTCGTTCATCTGTAAATATGACAGTGAAGTGGGATGGTGCGCCTGCAATCTTTGCTGGAATTGACCCATCTGATGGGAAGTTCTTTGTTGCAAAGAAATCGGTATTCAACGTCAATCCTAAACTCTACAAAACTGTTGCAGAGATTGATGCAGACTTGAGTGGACAACTCAACTCCAAGTTTAAGGTTGCGCTTGCAGAGTTCTCTAAGTTGGGAATCAAAGGTGTTCTACAAGGAGACTTGATGTTCACTGATGATATCGAAACAGATACGATTGATGGAGTCAAGTATTACACATTCCAACCAAACACAATCGTATATGCTGTTCCAGTGGACTCAGAGTTTGGTAAACAACTCAAGACCAAAAAGATTGGTGTAGTGTGGCACACCACATATACTGGTAGTGACTTGCAATCTATGAAGGCATCTTTTGGTGCAAACATTTCTGGATTGAAAGACGTTCCTAGTGTTTGGATGGATGATGCAACATACAAGGATGTTTCTGGTAAGGCAACGATGACAGAGAAGGAGACAGAGGTTGTCACTTCACACTTGTCTGAGGCTGGTAAGACATTTAGAAAGATTAACTCTTCACTACTTAAAAGTTTCCTTAACATCCAAGAAGGATTTACTGGAAACCTCGCTGGTGCATCTTTGAAGACTTACAATAATAGTAAAGTCAGAGAAGGTAAACCAATTTCAAATCCAAAGAAACACGCACAAGATTATCTCAAGTGGGTAGAATCTGCATTTAATAAAAACATTGACAAACTCAAGACTCCTAGTAAAAAAGAAGAACTTGAAGTTAAAAAGAAAGAGATGTTGCGTGAACTAAAGAAACATGTGGCTAATTTAGGATACATTATTGAGTTTCAGAACCATCTCGTTCAGGCGAAGATGGGTATTGTTAAGAAACTAAATAGTGTTAAGCAATTGACTGGCACGTTTATTCGCACATCAAATGGTTTCAAAGTGACTGATGCAGAAGGTTACGTTGCAATCGACAGAGTATCTGGTGATGCAGTCAAACTAGTAGACAGAATGGAGTTTAGTTTCAATAACTTCACTGCAATCAAGGCATGGGACAGATGAAGTCATTCGATGAGTTAGAAGAAACAAGAATTGGAACGATTGAAAAAATTAAAGAGTGGATCTGAGGAATGAAAAGTTTTAAAGAAATAAGAGAAGCGAAGGAAAAGGTTGCCGTCTTCACATTTGGACGTTTCAATCCCCCTACTACTGGACATGAAAAACTGATTGAAAAAGTGGCGTCTGTTGCAAAACAGAATAACGCTCAGTATTTCGTTTACCCTTCTCATTCTCAGAACGCAAAGAAAGACCCTCTTCCACATTCCAAAAAGATTGCATACATGCGAGCGATGTTTTCATCACACAAGAAGAACATCATTGCAACAAAAGAAAGAAATGTTTTTGAAATCGCAACAGGACTTTACAAGAAGGGATTCTCTTCTGTAATTATGGTTGTTGGTTCAGATAGAGTCCAAGAGTTTGAGGCACTATTGAACAAATACAACGGTGTTGATGGTAGACATGGACTTTATGATTTCACAAACATCTCTGTTGTATCAGCGGGGGAACGTGACCCAGATGCAGAAGGTGTAACTGGTATGTCTGCATCTAAGATGCGAGCAGCTGCGTCAGAAAATAGATACGAAAATGAATATGATGAAAGAGGAAAGATTAAGAAAGCAGGTTTTGAATCTGGACTTCCAAAAGGATTTTCTGATGGTAGAAAATTGTTTTCCGATGTTCGTAAGTTTATGGGTATCAGAGAATCTTTTGTTGCACACGAAGAAATTTTGACAGAAGAAGATGTATTCAGAGATTTGTATATTCGTGAAGAGATTCTAAATGTTGGTGATGAAGTCACTGACTCTTATACTGGAGTCTCTGGTAAGATTATTCGTAGGGGAACTAACTACGTTACTTTTGCAGAAGACGATGGAACCACACATAAGAAGTGGTTGTATGAATTGCAAGAGATGACAACTGGACAGTTGATTAAACATGTCATGGCAAAGTCTGTAAAGAAGAAGGGTTATGATAAAGCAGTAGAAGTTCTCAAAACAGTTATTGACAGAAAAATGAAAGAAACTGGCGGCAAGTTGAAACATGATATTGGTTACTATGCTGCTGTAGTTGGTAAGACTATCAACGGTATTGATGCAAGAGAACTTTCAAAGGCATTTGCAGATAAGTATCCTAAACTTGCAGAAGATTGTTGGGATGGATTCAAACAAGTTGGAATGAAAAAGAAGGATGGGAAAGATGTTCCCAACTGTGTTCCAGAAGGTAAACAAGACAAAGAGATTAAAGATAGAGAAGGAACTCAACCAGCGAAGTATTATGCAAAAGATGCTGAGGGTGACGATATGGCAAAGTCAACCAAACAGGCTCGTGCAAGACACTTTGAGAAGGGTGCAGAGAAAGATGACGATGATGATTCGGCATACAAACCAGCGCCAGGCGATAAGTCTGCAAAGACTAAACCATCTCAATACACAAATAAAATGAAGAAGAAGTTCCCAGACTTGTATAAAGAAGAACTAGAAGAAGATGCAGATAAGTCTCTTGCAAAGAAAGCAGAGAAGTCTGGCATCTCAGTTTCGATTCTAAAGCAAGTCTACAAGAGAGGCGTTGCCGCATGGAGAACTGGACATAGGCCAGGCACAACTCCAGAGCAGTGGGGACACGCAAGAGTGAACTCATTCATTACAGGTGGTAAAACACGAACAACTGCCGATGCAGATTTGTGGAAGAAACATAAAGGTAAATCTGAGGAGATAGAAGACCCTCGTGAAATCGGCACAGACGCCAGAAGGGAGACAACTCAGAAGATGACGCCAGGACAAGACATTAAAAAGTTCTCAGAACATGTAAACTGTGGAACTCCAGATTGTTGTAATCAGTGTGAGACTTCTAGTTTAATCGAATCTAACCAATATCGTGTAGGTTCGGAGAAGTATTTCGAATTCTTCCAAGAGAAGAGAGATGCATACCAAGTGGGTGCATTGAATCCTGTAGGGTTCGACAAAGAACTGCTAGAGGGCGACATTGGTAAGTTTGATTACTATCAAGGACAACCAGTTCCATTGGATTGTCCTATGATGTTTGAAGAGAAGGATGTAGAACTTAACAAACCAAAAGTTGGTGGGCCTAAGAAGTATTATGTTTATGTCAAAGACCCCTCAACTGGTAATGTGAAGAAAGTCACATTTGGTGATACATCTGGATTGAAAGTCAAGTTGGATGACAAAGAAGCAAGAAAGAACTTTGCTGCAAGACATAATTGTGACCAACAAAAAGACAAGACGAAGGCAGGATACTGGAGTTGTAACCTACCTCGTTATGCAAAACAACTTGGTTTAAGTGGTGGAGGAAACTTCTTTTGGTAATGCCATACACACAAGTTGTTGAGAGTGATTATCTAATGCGTGAATTCTCAGAGTCAGTCGAAGACGCAGAGTTAGTCTGGCACAGAGATAAGATGGATAGAGAAGTCACCGTAATACAGGGAGAGGGTTGGAAATTACAAATGGACAACGAACTTCCTAAANAAATGGTTGTAGGAGAATCCTACAGAATTCCAGCAATGGAGTATCACAGACTAATTAAAGGAAAAGGGAATCTGTTAATCCAGATTGAGGAAAAAGTAAAATGACAAGATATTCAAACACAATGAGCGAAATCCTTGCTGGTATTCGTGGTAAGAATCTTCATGAAGCACCAGAGGATAAGATGCCTGCATCCCCAGATGAGGGTTCTATGGCAATGGATCAACTTGAGTTTATCAAGTATGCCGCAGATGAAATCATGCAACACATTCAAGGTGGTGGTGAATTCCCAGAATGGATGCAGAACAAGTTGTCTGGCACACATGAGAAAATGAAGGGACTTCATGCAAATATCGACCATGACAATGTGGAAGATATGGATGAAGCAGTTCTCGCTGGACGTGACTACAAAGTCAAAGATGGCAAAGTTCATATCTCAAAGGCAAACTTCAAGAAAGTTTCAAAAGATTATAAGAACGATACCAAAGGTAAAGAACGTATGGTGGTTCTTGATCCAAAGACTCAGGCGACTACTTCAATGCCTGTTGTATTTGAAGAAGTTGAACTAGAAGAAGGCAAATCATCTACTGGTTACGAACTCTATCACAGAGACTTCTCATCTGCAATGCAACATGCATATGACTTTGCAAAGAGAAAGTTTAAGATTGCAGTCAAACCAGAAGAGATTGATAACAAGGTTGCAAGTGGGCCTCGCAAACCATCTAAAGGTAAGACTAACACTTATCGTTTGGAAGGTGACAAAGGTGCAATCCATGTTCAAGTCTATGGTATGGACAACGGTAAGTATGAGTTGAACATGTATAAAGAGTCCGTAGACTTGGAAGAGGGTGCATTTGGCGAACTACAGATTGTTGCAAAAGACCTTGCGAAGTATGCCGCAAAAGACAAGAAGAGTATGGACTATAAAGACTTCATGAAAGCAGCGGCGATGATGAAGACAGGCAAGGTTAAAGAACTTGCTAAATTCACTATGGACTTGGACACAGAACCAAGAGATAAGATTATCGACATGGTGAAAGGTGCAGTTGGTAAATCTGCCGCAGAAAAGATGTTCAATGTCACTATCAGAGAAGAAACTGAACTTGATGAAATGCGTGAACCATATGCAGTTGTTGATACTGCTGATGGTGACAAGGTAGTTGGAACTGCATCTGATGAGAAAGGTGCAAAGTCAATTATCACAACTGCACAACTTCCCCCAATGAAAATCAAAGACAAAAAGACTTTGAAGATTGTTAAGGTGAAGAAGAAACAAATGATTGGATATCCAATCAAAGAAGAAGAAGAACCGAAAGAACCAGAGAAATCTGACGGNGNTAAAGAAGTAGAACAGGGTAGAGAAGATAAGAAGAAAACTCGTATTGCCCAATTGCAGTTGCAAATCGCAAAAGCACAAGAAACAATTAACAAAATAAACTCACAGGAGAAATAAAAATGCCAAAGTATCTTAATACAAAACCAGGCAGTCTTGAGAGTGCTGTCTTTGAGGCAGTTTCTCCCGCACAACAGGCTGCAATCGCAATTGCGAAAAAAGAAAAAGGTGAGAAACCTAAGAACGAAAAGACTGAATGCCCTCAGTGTGAAGGTAAAGGTTGTGACCATTGCGAT